ACCAATTTTCTATGTAAATCAACCGCTTACGCGATCCGTCTTTCTCCATTGTTTCTTCATATTGTGGCTTTTTTAAAAAACCATTAGTTCTTCATGTTTGACGGTCACAAAATACCTTCGATGTTAGACGATGCAGCCTGTCTCTGAGCCTGATTTAGGTGGGCGTATCGTTGCAAACTAACACGATCTTTCCATCCCCCAAGCTCCATCAAAACCATCTCACTTGTTCCGTTCTCAATGTGCCAGCTAGCAAATGTATGACGCATTGTGTGGAAGGTTACCCCTGCTGGTAATCCAGCTTCACGGCAAGCCTTCTTGTAGGTTTTGTTATTGATCTCACTCAACACCTTGCCTACCTTGCTGCCACCACCTACTTGCTGAACAAACACATGATCTATCCCGTTGCTGAGATACCTGTGCTTTTCAATGAGGGCGTCATTCAGAGCTTTACGACGTTCCAGTACTTTCTGAGAATCTCTGTTCAGAGGTATAAGAATGTCTTCGCCCATCTTGGCATCCTCACCGGAAACACTTAGAGCAGAAAAGTCTGGCTCTATTTGATCCCACTTCAGAAGCCTCACGTTAGATGATCGCAGTCCTGTTGAGACTGCAAACCTAACCATGTCCGCTCTCAAATCATCCAAGGTATTAATCAGACTTCGAACCTGCTCAGGCTTCAAGAAGAGCTTGCTCTTCGCCTCTGGGTACACAGACAACTTAGGGACTCGATTAACGTGCTCTTTGGAGTGAGCGTAGTTAAGGATAGACCGGAAAGTTATGATGTGCTTATTGACCCAGCTGTTGCTGACTCGCTGACCAATTCTCCTCTTGGATGGTTGTACCCGCAGGTTCTCTATAAAGTCATCGATAAGAGCGATCTTCTCGAATGACTTTATCGGCTTAGAGCCAAACACCTTAACAAGGTTGTTAGCTACTATGACCGTGGTCCTCTGCTTCTCGTCATTGTGTGCGCTTGGCTGTACCAAATAACGCTCAGTTACTTCTTTAAATGTTAAGTTCATATTCAATCTCCGTGAAGAGACCCCCGCAGTGGCACAATACCATGCCGCGATCCCTATAAATAGGTCTGTTGCGAAGGGCAGGTAGACCAAGCCTGTGGAATCATGAGCATGAGGAGGAATGCCACGACCTTCTAGGGGGAGTTAGTGAGTCTCGGAAGACTCTACCGCTTCACCTTCTTCTTCATAAGCCTCAGGCAAAAGCTTTATAGCTTCTTTGAACTTCAAGTCAGCGCCCTGCTGTGCCGCCTGAATTAAGGTGCTCATCATTCCAATAGCTTGATTGGTCTGTTGAGAAGCGTTCAACATCTCCTTGCAAGCATCGCTGATGTCAGCGATCAGGTAAGGTTTGTCATAAATCCTAACTATCTTTAGCTCTTCACTCATTGTTTCTTCCTCGCGTCATCGCGCACTATTTGATAACTTCGGGGTCCACCTATGAGCAGCTTAGCTTGGGGAAACATGTACGATTTCTCGGCATGCTCTCCAGCCTTCCCACACTCAGGGCACCTTAAAGCGGGTTTGGTAAAGTAGGGTTGTACACCTGTCATCTCGACAAACACTGCATCAGTAAGCTGGAGACCCTTGCCCCCAGCTGTAAGCACATGCTCCTGATGTCCCAAACGCTTTGAATGCACGTTCAGGTGTGTTTCGTGCCTGCCTTCCAAGTCAACTACCCCGCGAACATACACTCGATGATCAAAAGTACCTTCTAGGTCTTCTGGGTCGAGGTTTTCCCCGCCATAAAAAACGGTTCCAACTGATCGGGATATTCTTAGAGGCATTTATATGTCCTTAGAAAGGTAGGTCGTCGTCCAAGAAGTCGTCAGCAGGCGCGGAGGCTGATGCTGAAGCTTGGGCGTTAGGGTTAGGCTTAGGAATCCAATAGTCCACATTGAGCTGCTGGATAGTTGTGCCGTCATCACCCATCTGCTCACAGACTTTAATGTTGTACCGGAAATCATTGCCTCCGTTTGCTTCTAGTGCAGCCTGCAAGGCGGCGACTAAATCGCGATTGATTTTAATAAAGCCGTCGAATTTCGGAACGTGAGCCTTAGTAGCCCAGTCGTACTGCTTGAGACGGTTCCATTCTTCAATGCGCTTTTCTTTAGGCATTGGGTATAGGCGACCCTTGCCTGCTTTTAGGGATTCAAATGCTGATGGTGTCTGGTTCATAACTGCTCTCCATGATGGATTTGTACTTGCATAGTGCCTGTGGTTCTTCGGAAAGAATCAAGAGACTCGTCTTTGTTTAACACCTCATCTTCACCGCCTAAAAATTCAAACGCTTGACGGTAGTCAATGGGTGGGGTCTTCATAATCACCTTCACGGTGGTCTTGCCATTACTGACAGAACCTTTGTACCGTTCGGCGATATCTTTTTTCAGGGAGTCACTGGTCTTACCCAGTACATCCAAGGTTTCTAGGTCGTCACCAATGCGTGACTTAATGTCTGCGATCCTGTTCTGCATTGCAGTCAGTCGGTTCAATTCCTCGTCGGTCTTGATGACCTCGGGTGCATCAACCTCAATTGTTTTAACGTGATCAGCGCGAGTAACTTCGTCTCGATACTGCTCCTGAATCCAGTTGAACCAGCACCTGTACAGATCAAGGCGGCTAATAGATCCTTTCTCAGGCTGAGGTAAAAACTTGCGGCTCAGCAGTTCGGTCAGGAAGTCTTCCTTACGGTGGACTCGCTCAAGCAGGTACTGAGGCTCAGCTGTTTCGTTCTTAGCTAAGTAACAGATAAAGTCACACCACTCGACATCCAGTACTTCCATCTGCATATAAACCTGCATCAGGTACATGCTTCGCTTGGGTGAGAAGATAGAGTAGGGGGTCTTCGTGTACTGCGGGAAAGGGCATTTAATTTCGACACAGCCCTCGATTCCTATGAGACCGTCGGGACTTGCCGCGATAAAGTCGTGCTCTCGGTGAACAACTAATCCAGTCTCTTCGACCGTGTAGCCTTGGAGATCCTCTAAGAAGATTCGGGCATGGTCTTCCATAAACTGTCCGTGCGCGACAGCCGGAACCATCTTGAACTCAGACTCAGCGCCAGATAAAGCTCTTACCTCTTGGCGAACCAAGTCGGCAGGCTTCATGTACGGATGCTTACCTTCTAGCGCGGCACATACAGATGCTTTGATCTTGCCAGCGCGCATACGGTGCCACTCTGGTGACCCTTGAATAGCTAGGCTCATTTGCTAGCCCTCCATCCACGCTGCTCACATAACCTAGCCCAGTAGACACCGTCATCCGTTAGACCACGGTTGGCTAGTTGGACCTTAAGCTTGTCGTATTTCTTCGTGGCTTCGGACAGCGTCTTAGCTTCATCAAACTTGCAGAGCTTCCAGACGTCTTTGATTTTGTTAGCTTCAGCAGCGCCATCTGTTTCTAAAGGTGTACTTTGTACATTCCCAGCAACAATCTCACCTTCAAGCTCCCTGATTTGAGAAGAAAGCCACATGGTGTAGCCAAGACCGAACTCGCCCATAGCCTTAACCCGACACCGCTGTTTAGCAGTATTGATATCAGTTGCTGAAGGGGAGTTGATAGCCTTGCCTGACCTGTGAACAGGTAGATAAGTGATGTTGGTCTGCCCACCGATAGTCATTCGGCAACGTACTTCGGCAGAGCCATCATCAAAATAGTGGCATTCGCGACCAGTAGGGTCTTCGGTAAATTCCCAGTTATATTCAGGGAATGTGTTCATCATGATTTCGTGAGCTTTCATCCAAGGCAGATAAGTCAGGACTTGATCCCCAACAACCTCGGTCTCGGTGCAGAATGGTGCTACGTCTATATTAGATAGTGTCGCCCATAGGTGGGCGCGAGTAAGCATATCCATGTAATGTCTCCGTTAGTTCAAGAGACATACTACACAACCTTTAAATTTATTTCAACACTATCAGATTATTTATCTGTAGCAGAACATTGATTTAATTTTTCAATATACTCTAAGTATGTTGAACTATGCTCTACTCCAAACAAGTTGGACAGATTTGGATTATCTCGGATTGATTTTATTAGTTCTGTACACGAAATAG